TGAACCCGCGCGCGAAACTGACCACTGAACAGGCTGCTATCTATCTTGGCGTCTCCCCCAGGACGATGGAGCGTATGAGGGCCGATAATCGCGGGCCGGAATGGTTTAAGGCGGGCGACGCCATCAACTCCCCGTGCTTGTATGAGCTGGCCGATCTCGACATGTGGGTGCGGGCTAGGAAGCGTGGCAGGTGATGGCGCGCAGGCAGACCATCGACCCGCTTGTGCGGGCCAAGGTGATCGAGACGTGGGGCAACACCTGTTGGCTCAGGCTGCCGGGCTGCACCGGTGTGGGCGAGGAAGACGACCACATAGTGCCTTACGCGCATGGCGGCATGGACACCGTGGCGAACATCCGCCGCGCGTGCAAGCATTGCAACGCCAGCCGCCAGGACCGCGTGCTTTACGGTTATGGGGCGCGCTTGCATATCGTGGTCACGCCGCCCGGTTCCTGCGACCGTGAGGCCGTGGAATGGGTGGAGGCTCACAGGCAGCAAGGCGACCCGGTTGTGTCGTGGCCGGCGTTGGCCCGGGCCATGCGCCTACCGGAGTCGCCCAGCATGGCGCAGCGGCGGGCGGTTGCCATGGCGTGGTCCGCAGCCTATCGCCAGTTCGCCATAACGCAGGAGCCTATTGACGTGTGGCTGACCCGCACCACGCCAAGCAGCAAGCGCCACCCTAGGATGCTTGACGAGTGGATAAGCCTTGACTACGACGTGCGGGTGATAGATCCCGGCTTCGAGGTGGAGTGGGAGCGGGCCGAGACCGAGCAGACCAAGCGGTTGGTGCGCCAATGGTACGGCTTGCACATCTCACAGGCTTTGGTGGATGCAAGGCAACGTGAACGCCGGGCCACGCTCGCACGCCTTGGGCTTCGCAGCGATCGCGTCACTGTGGCTTCAAGGCCGGAATGGTGAACCTGTTTTTTAAGCGAACGGCCGGCCAAAAGACCCCGCGCCCACTTTTTCACTCTCTCGAACCGGATAAAAAAATTCAGAAAAACGGCGGAATACCAACGAAAACCAGCTATTAAGGAGGTTGGAAAATGCAAATGACCTTGGACGGTTTCAATGATTATTATGGTCCCAACGAGGGCTTGCAGGAACGCGCCACCAAGGAGCTTATCGAGAGTTTCGTGGGCGATAGGCAGCTTGACCCTAACGCCAAGTACGTATGCAAGACCATGATCAACATTGCCCGCAATTTCGACGCGCTGAACGTCAAAGGACGCGACACGAGCCGTGTCATGGCACAGCTCTTGGCGTGGTACCAGGAATTGAAAACCGAGTTTCAGTCAAGGCAGGAAATCGACCCCGCTCTTGCCAGTCTTCTGGAAGAGGCACAGGCATGACGCCATTGCGCGGCGGCACCCAGCGAAACCCGGACCGCCGCACCGACGGCCATATAGTCGCCAAGTTCGCCCGGTTGCTTGGCACGCCTCTGCTGCCATGGCAACGGCTAGTGGCCGACGTGGCGGGCGAGATAGACCCGAACACAGGCACTTACTTCTATGACACGGTGATATTGAGCACACCGCGACAGTGTGGAAAAAGCACGCTTGTGGACGCGGTGGACACGCGCAACTCGCAGTGGGGACCAGATCGTTTCATCTATTATTTGGCGCAGACGGGCAAGGACGCGGGCGACCACTTCAAGAAATATCTGAAAACGCTCGGCAGCTCGCCGCTTGCCGCAATAACCACACGGCCGTATCTCGGCGCGGGCGACTTGCGCCAGCCGTTCGCCAATGGCAGCGTGATAATGCCAAAGAGCGTTACCAAGGTTGCGGGGCACGGCGTCCAAGGCGACAAAATCACGTTGGACGAGGCGTTTTCGTTGTCCGAGGAAACCGGAAACACCATTTTGGATGGCTTCATGCCGACCATGGCGACAAGGCTTAAGGCCACCGGCGTGCAGCCGCAGCTATGGATAACCAGCACCGAGGGAACGGCAGAATCGACGTTCTTCAACCGTAGACTTGACGCTTGCAGGGCTGGCGAACAGTCGCGCCGCACGTGTTGGTTCGACTTCGGGTTGCCAGCCGACGAAGATCCGGAGAATCTGGACAGCATCATGCGCTATCATCCAGCCGCCGGACTCTTGTGGGACAAGGCGCAGTTGGCCGACTTCCGCGAACAGTTCCAGGGCAACCCGGCAGGTTGGGCGCGCGCGTTCGGCAACCGTCGGGACGAGGGTATAACCGACAGGGCAATAGACGAGGCGTTGTGGGCGGCTACGGTAACGGCACCGGTGACGCCCGGCGACTTGGACGGCCGGCCGGTGGTGTTCGGCGTCGCGGTGGACGTGGACGGGACGCACACGAGCGTTTCGGCTGGCATCGCCAACAATGACGGCACCATAACGGTGCAATTGCTGAGAATCTTGGACGGCACCGGGTACGCACCGACCGAACTCACCCGCTTGTGCTCGAAGTACGGCGCTCCGGTGGTGATCGACGCGCGCGGCACCGCCGCCGATTTGTCCGACCGGTTGCGCCACATGACCGACGACGCGGGCGACCCGCTGCTGCGGTTCGTGGACATGGACGCGGCCGACTACCTGACCACCGGACAGAGTTTCGTTGCCGGCTTGGCTAACCACGCGATAACCCACGCGGCAGACCCCGAGTTGGACGCCAGCGCCGCGAACTCGGCGCGCAAATGGGCCGGCGACGCATGGCGCGTGAGCCGGCGCGGAAGCACCGGCCTAACGTCACCGTTGGAAAGCTGCATGTTGGCGGCTTGGGGAGCCGCCCACAGGCCCGAGGAAACGGGGCCGCTGCAAATCTACTAGCCGGTGGCGTTCGGCGTCGCGTGGCGGCATTATGCGGCATTGGGCGGCGGGCTTGTGGCGGGCTTGGCGCTTGGCGGTGATACTTGGCCGCATGAACATTTGGGAGCGTGTGAGAATGGCGGGCCGCGTGCTGACGCGCGGTGCCGACGCGGACATGCCGGACGGCATCAAGCCGCCCGCACGATTGGGGAGCTGCGACCCGTTGAGCCTCTCAACCGTGTTCCGTGGCGTGCAAGTGCTGCAAACCGCCATCACCGGTTTGCCCATCCACGAAATCAGGGGAGGCGTGAAGCTCGACACGGTTTCCTCCATCGTGCTCCAGCCGGACGTGAACCGCAGCCGCCGCGACTTCCTCGCGGACATGGTGGCAAGCATGGTATTGGACGGGAACGCTTTCGTGCGATTGGTGCGTTTCGATGGCGAAGTGGTCTCTTGCGAGGTGCTTCCACCATCCCTCGTGACCGTGAGCGACGACGGCACCGACCCGGCCGCGCCCAAGCTCCGCTATAGCTATCTGGGCCATGATTACACAGCCGACCAGATCGTTCATTGCAAGTTTTTGAACGTACCGGGCCGGTTGCGTGGGCTTGGGCCAATCTCGGCGGCGCGTGAGGAGGTGGAGGCCGCGCAGATGGCCCGCACCTACAAGGCCAAGTTCTATAGCGACGGTAGCAACCTCAAGGGCTATTTGCAGACGGAGGAAAAGGTGACTCCGCAGGTGGCCAAGGACGCCAAGGAGGCGTGGAAAGCCACGGGTGAGGCCGGCGACGTGAAGGTGCTCGGCTCGAAACTCAAATACGTTCCCTTGGATATGAAACCGGCAGATTTGCAGTTTTTGGAGACTCAGAAGTTCGACACCACTCAGATCGCGCGGCTTCTAGGCATCCCGGCGAGCATCATGTTGGCGGCCGTTGACGGTAGCAACCTTACTTACTCGAATATCGAGCAATCGTGGATCGAGTTCGCCGATTACACGTTGGCGGCTTATGCGGGCGAGATAGAGGAACTTTTCAACCGTTTGCTGCCGAGGGGCCGCACGGCCGCGTTCGACTGGGACAGCAGCCGGCGCGCCAACATGGCCGACCGGTTCAACGCCTACAAGACGGCGATAGAGGCCGGGTGGATGGACGTGAACGAGGTGCGCGCAAGGGAGGCGTTGCCGCCTCTCATCGCGGTACCGCAACCGGAACCACAGGAGCAGCCACAGGAACAGGAGACGCAGAATGAAGCATGAAATCGGGTTTAAGGGCGTGTGCCTACGCGCGGCCGAAGAGGGCGACGGGCACACGTTGGAGGGTGTGGCCGTGCCCTACGGCAGCGTCATCAGCACATGGGACGGTGCCGAGACGTTCGACGCCGATTGCGTTTTCGACGACACGGACACGGCGAAGCTCTGCTATCAGCACGGGGAGCTTATCGGCCGTATCCTCGACGCACACCCCCAAGAGGACGGCTTGCATATCACGGCGCATATCAGCGACACGCAGCGCGGCCGGGACGTGGTGGCCCTGTTGCGCGACGGCGCGCTGGACTCGCTCAGCGTCGGCTTCATACCGATTGACGACGAGGTGGACAAGCAGGGCGTTACCCACCGCAGACGCGTCCGATTGTTGGAGGTTTCGGTGGTGTCGTGGCCGGCCTACGAGGCCGCGAAGATCACTTCGCAGCGCAGCAGCGAAACTACCCACGAAAACATGAGGGAAACCGGAAACCAGAAAGGAAACGAAATGGACCTCAACGAAATCAACGACAAGCTGAACGGCATCATGGACGAACAGCGCAGCATGAAAGCCGCCATTGCCAGGAACACCGACAGTGAGCCGGCCAAGGTCATGGGCGCTGAGTATCGCACGGCCGGCGACTATCTTCAGGCGCTCTACCGTGGCGACGAAGCGGCAGTGCAGCTCATGCACGAGTGCCGCGACCTCATCGCCACCGGCGACACCGGCAACAAGGTGGCATGGATTAGGGATGATTTGCGACTGATCGAGCAGCGCCGCAAGGTGACCAATATCCTCACCCATGACACGCTGCCGGACAAGGGCATGACGATGGAATACAACGTGGTGGCGTCCGACACCGCCACGGTGGACAAGCAGGAGAACGAGGGCGGCGAGTTGCAGTTCGGCAAGGTCACGTTCGGCACCAAGAGCGCAAACATCGAAACCTACGGCGGCTACACCACGCTTTCGCGCCAGACCATCGAACGCAGCACCACGCCCATGCTCAACACCGCGCTGGCGGCGTTGCGCAACGCCTACGCCAAGGCCACCGAAAACAAGGTGCGGACGTTCCTGTATGACACCATCGCGGCTCAGCGCGACGCCGAGACGGACGCGAACAAGATCGATGCACCGGCCCAACTGTCGGCAATGACCATCGACCAGTGGGCCATGCTGATCATGGACGCGGCGGAACTGGCCGACGACCGCAACGTGAGCCTTACCCGCCTGGGCGTTTCCAAGGACGTCATGGCCGCGCTTATCAAGCTCAAGGACACCGGCAGCCGCTTCTTCGATTTGAGCGGTGACGGCTCCGACACGTTGGGCGACTTCGACCTCACCGGCATCGCGGGGAAGTTCCTACGAGTCCCGGTGCAGATGCTGCCCAAGGCCCCGGCCGGCACCGCGTGCTTCATCGACCCCGAGGCCGTGACCGTTTGGGAGTCGGGCGGCCCCACCCAGCTCAGCGACGGCGACCCGACCAAGCTCACCGAGAACTACAGCGTCTACGGCTATATGGCTGTGGCGGCGACCAGGCCGCTCGGGCTTATCCCTGTGAAGTTCGCGGCAACGTCCAAGTCTGGCGAGTGACATGGCCGACGACTGGACGAACTATGAGGCGGCAGTGAGGGACGAAATCAACGTTCCCACCGGCGACGACGACCGGGTGTGCCGCGTCATCCAAGCGGCCATCGGCTATGTTCGCGGCGCGCTCGGCGAGAGGAACGTGGGGCAGGAGGTCATGGCGGACTGCGTTACCTCTTGCGCCGCCGACCTCTACAACAGCCGCGACGCCAGACTGGGCGTCATGAGCGTGGGCGACGGCACGCTGGAACCGTTCAGGGTCAGCAGCGACCCGTTGCGCTCGGTGTGGCCGAAACTCAACGCGGCCGGCATCCTGACCGGGAGCGTGGTAATCGCATGAGCAGCCAAGTAACACGAGAGCGCGAAGCCCTTATGGACATGCTGACGGACGCCATGGGAGACCTCGCTTGCGTCGTCACCATCGACGCGCAGGACGCCCGCCCGTTGCCAGGCAGAATAGCGGTGCTGATAGACCCGCCGGAACTCACGTTCGAGAGCTGGCATATGCAGACCATCACTTGGACGGTGAACCTCATCGCCGGCACCATGGCCACGCAGGCGGCCGCCTTGGACCTGTTGACCGACGGCGTGCAACGCTTGCACGACCGCCAAGTGAACTTGCGGGACGCGAAACCCAGCACGTTCAACCTGACCGGAGTGGGCAGCCTGGCCGCCTACACCATAACCCTCAACCCGTTGGATTAGAAAGGACACAATCATGGCGACAAGAACCCTTGGACCGGGCAAGCTCACCATCACCGACACCGAAAGCGGGCGCGACTTCAGCGCCGAAGTCACCAAGGTGCAGTTGGTGGCGTCGAACAACACCGACGACCCAATCAATTTCCTTGACGGCTCGCAGGACACCAGCTCAAGCACCGATTGGACGCTTGAGGGAACCATCGTTGACAACTTCGACACGGACAACCTCGCCAACTGGTGCTTCGATCATGCCGGCCAGACGCTGCCGTTCGAGTGGGTGCCGAACAACAAGGGGGCGACCAAGTGGAACGGTAAGGTGAACATCTCGCCCGTGAGCATCGGCGGCGACGTGAAATCAAAGAACAGCAACGACTTCAGTTTTCCCGCGACCGAACTCGCGCACTCCGCCTACACGCCGTCCGCCGAGGTCTGAAATGGCAGCCAAAGCCGCATACGTGGTGGGGCAAAAACGTTTCGTTCAGACCATGCGCAAAGCAGGCGCGGACATGAAGGAGCTGAAGGACGTGAACCGGCAGGCCGCGAACATCGCCTTGCCGGCCGTCCGCACTCTCACTCCGCGCGGCAAGTCCGGCAAACTCGCCGCTTCCATCCGCGTGGGCGCGACACAGAAGGCCGGCGTCATCCGTGCCGGCCGCAAGTCCGCGCCCTACGCGGGAGTCATCAACTACGGGTGGCCCGCCAGACGCATCAAACCCCGCCTGTTCGTCAACAACGGCGTGGCCTCCACCGAGGGCGCATGGCAGCGCCTCTACAAGCAATTCATAGACAGGACCATGAGCCAGGTCAAGGGAGCATAACCATGCAGAAATTCACAGTCACCTACACGGACGGTCACACCGAGGAGATCCGCCCGACCATGCGCGCGCTCTGCCAGGCGGAGGAATACGCGCAGGCCCACAAATGGGCGGACGGCAACGCCAGCATCATCCGCAAAAGCAACTACATCGTCTTCGCCGCCACGCGATTCTGCGGCCGGACCACGCTCGACTTCGACGCATGGCTGGACACCGTGGACGACATCGGCAACGCGCAGGAAGCCGAGGACCACGCAAACCCTACGGCCTGAGCCCGTGGCCCGACGACTCGCTGGGCCGTCTCTCGTGCCTGCTGGCCCGCTACTTCGGCGGCACCCCGTGGGAATGGAGACGGAAGGCCACCGAGGCGGACTGGGCCACGGCTCTGGAGATCCTGCAAACCGAAGCCGAGCAAATGAGGGAGGCGACCCATGGCGCATAGCGCGATCATGTCGGTGAGAATCACCGGCAACAGCGACGACGCGGTGAAGGCGTTCCAGAAGGCCACCAGCAAGGCCGCCGCGTTCGGCTCGTTCATGGGCGGCGCGGCGCTGAAAGGCGTGACCGCCCTGTGGAACAAGCTCAGCGGCTTGGGCTCCGCCGTCATGGACATGAGCGACAGCACCGACAAGTTCGTGCAGACCATGAACTTCGCCGGCATCGACACGTCCAACGTGCAGAAGGCCTCGCAGGCGGCACGCGACTACGCCGACCGCACCGTGTACGACCTCGGCACCATCCAGAACACCACCGCCCAGCTCGCGGCCAACGGCATCGGCGACTACACCGGCCTGACCGAAGCGGCCGGCAACCTGAACGCCGTGGCGGGCGGCAACGCCGACACGTTCAAGAGCGTGGCCATGATGCTCACCCAAACCGCAGGCGCGGGAAAGCTGACCACCGAGAACTGGAACCAGTTGGCCGACGCCATCCCCGGCGCGTCCGGCAAGCTCCAGGAAGCCATGCTCAAGAACGGCGCGTACACGGGCAACTTCCGCGACGCGATGGAAAAGGGCGAAATCTCGGCGGACGAGTTCAACCAGGCCATCATGCAACTGGGCATGAGCGACGTGGCCAAACAGGCCGCGTCCAGCACCCAGACCATGGAGGGCGCGCTGGGCAATCTGGAGGCCGCCGTGACCGGAGGCCTGACCGACGCGTTCAACCTGTTCAAGCCCGCCGTGACCGGAGCGCTCACCGAAGCCGCCGACAGCATCGGCCAGTTCGCCCAGACCGCCACCGGCAACCTCCAGACGTTCATCAACGCGCTCAGCCAGACCGGCGCGTTCCAGGCCGTGTCCGACACCGTGAAGGCCGTGGGCGACGCGCTCGGATCCTTGGGGCAGGCGTTCGCCGACATCGCCACCGCCATCGCCCCCGGCTTGCAGGGACTGTCCGACGCGGGCGGCGTCGGCACCCAACTGGGCGAGGCGTTCAACGGCGCGGCCGGAGTCATCCAGGCGTTGGCCGACAAGCTCACCCAGTTCGGCGAATGGGTAAGCGCCAACGCGGAACCCATCGCGGGCGCTCTCGTGGCCATCGGCGGAGGCTTCGCCGCGTTCAAGGTCGCCAGCGTCATCAGCGCCGTGGTCACCGCGTTGCAGGGCTTCAGCTTCGCCGCCACCGCAGCGGAAATCGCGCAATTGGCGCTGAACGTCGCCATGAACGCCAACCCCGTGATAATCGTCGTCACCGCCATAGGCGCGCTCGTGGCCGCGCTGGTGTGGTTCTTCACCCAGACCAACATGGGCCGGCAGATATGGGCGCAGTTCACCGCGTTCATGGGCCAGTGCGTCAACAACATCATCGCCTTCTTCCAGCAGCTCCCCGGCAGGATAGCCGCGTTCTTCAGCAACGCCGCGCAGGGAGCCACCAACGCGTTCAACGGCGTGGTGACATGGTTCAGCGGTCTACCCGGCCGCATCCTGTCCGCCATCGGCAACGTGTCCGGCCTGCTCGTGAACGCCGGAAAAAGCATCATCGACGGCTTCCTCAACGGCCTGAAAAGCGCATGGGACGGCGTGACCGGCTTCGTGGGAGGCATCGCCGACTGGATCAGCTCGCACAAGGGCCCCATCAGCTACGACCGCCGCCTGCTCATCCCCCACGGCAACGCCATCATGGACGGCTTCGCCCAAGGCATCCGCACAGGCTTCGACGGAAAGGTGCGCAGCGCGATAGCGGGCGTCAACGCCACGCTGGCCTCCACGCCCATGAACGCCACCGTCAACGCCACCCGTGGCGCGGCGGCGGGCCAGACCGTCGTCAACAACTACGAGGTCCACATCGACGGGCTCGTGACCGACCCGGACGGCACCGCCAAGGCCATCGAGAAACTGCTGAACGGCTACGCGAAACGGAGGGGCCGCGCATGAGGCAACCCGTCATGTACATAGACACCGGCGGCGGCTACGTCAACGTCACCGGCCACGCGGGAGCCACGGCCGGACTCGCCGGCTTCACCATCGAGTGGGGCACCGACAAGCTGGACGAACAGCCCGACCCCAACGTGCTGCACTTCCAGCTCATGGACCGCACCGGCGACCTCGCGGGCAACGCCACCCGCATCGCCGGCATGCCCGTGCTGATCCAACTGTCACGCATGCCACTGTGGCAGGACCTCAACCGCAGCACGCCATGGGTTGAAACGCCACCGGCACTGACATGGGCCGACTTCCACCAGCTTCACACGCCCGACCCGACCGAGCCGCCAGACCCCACGGCGCTCACCCTGTTCATGGGCAACATCACCACGGGCGGCACCATCACCCAGCGCGGCAACGGCACCTACCTGCTCGACCTGTACGCCAACAGCCTCACCGTGCGACTGAAACGCACCACGCAGCAGGGACCCACCGACCCGGCATTGCCCGACCTGCACTGGACCGGCGACGCGCGCGCACGCGTGGACGAAATCGGCCGCAGGATCAACGGGCTCGGCTGCCCGCCGCTCGACCCCGACAGCATCGACTACCTCAAGCAGTACGCGCCCTACCCCGCGCCATACGACCTCGACAGCATGCCAGACCTGTCCACCGTGCTCCACAAGCTCGCCGCCCCGTTGCCGGACGTGGCCCTGTGGTACGAGACCCACCAGCACGGCTCGGAACACCTCGCGGCACGCTACGCGGGCGACAAGGCAAGCATCACCCTGCACGGCGACGGCACCCTGAGCGTGGAGGGCGCGGGCATGGAGCAGAAGGCGCTCTACGCCTCGGACATCCGCATCAACGAAACCGACATGACGTTGCCCGACCCCGTGGCGCAGGTCACGTTGAAGACCCGCAAGGCCAAATGGGACGACAACGACCAGAAGGTGACATTCGAGGACGCGGAGGCGACCGTCACCGACCGAGGCCGTTTGCCCCAGAATCTCACCGAGACCATCGAGGCCGTAACGTTCGAGACCGACGCGGTGAGCGTGGACGAAAGCGGCGGACACTGGCCCGGCACCGTCTGGCAGCCAAGCGACGCGCAGCGCGACCAGTGGGCCGACTGGCTCGCCACGCAGACCCTCAAGCCGATACCCGAAGCGCCGACCATCTCCAGCAGGGACATCGACCTCGACCTGTACGAGCACACGTTGCAGCCGAGCGCGATCCTGCTGGCCTTCGCCTCCACCAGATACACGAAGCTCTTGGACGCGAACGACTCGCCGGTCACGGCAGGCGCATGGCTCGCCATCGGCGGCACCCTCTCGTTCGCATGGGACGGCGACGAGCCGGACCTCAGCAACGAGCTGACCATCACCCCATTGCCCATGATCCACAGCGAACTGAGCACATGGGCCGACCTCGACCCCATCGGTCTCCCGTGGACGGCCACGGTGTTCACATGGGGCGAATTCGGGCAGATCACATATTTCGAACAATAGGAAGGAAAACCATGGCAGACACCACACGGGCGGAGTTCAACCCGGCAGACATGCCCACCACGCCACGCCATCACATCAAATACCCCGGAGCCAACGACCTCGTGCGCTTCGCGTCCCAGCAGTTCCAGGCCATGGCCGAGTCGATCGACGACAACATCGACCAACTGCCCGCAGAAATCACCGACGAACTGAACACGGCCACCGCGAACGCCAAGAAATGGCGAGACGAGGCCGAGGGGTTCGCGTCCAGCGCAGGAAACATCCAGGACTCGGGCGTGGCCGCGCTTATCCGCAGGGCCGGCAGCGACACACGCGGCGCTCTCTACGGCGCTTCCGCCCTGTTCATCGGCGACAGCTACACGCAGGGACTCCGGGCAAGCAGCAACGCGGCCCGCTGGACCACGCTAGTGTGCCAGGCGTTCGGCTGGAGCGAGGACAACCGAGGCGTTGGCGGCAGCGGATACAGCGTTGGCGGCGAAGGAAACAAAACATTCCTTCAGCAGCTCCAGGCGGCCAAGGCGGACAACTCGACGCCAGACATCATCTTCATCAGCGGCGGCCGCAACGACGGCGGCACAACCATCACGGCCAAGGCCGAGGAAACCTTCCGCTACGCTAAGACGAATTGGCCGGCGGCACGCGTCGTGTGCATCCCGGCGCTGTGGGGCGACTACCGGCCCATCAGCGTGGACGCGCAGTACCGGGCAGACGACATCAAGACCGCCGCGCTGAACGAGGGTGTCGGGATGATCTGGGACAGCTGGCAGTGGCTTTACAACCTCGCCGACCAGATCCACGACCTCGGCTCAGGCAATCTCGACATGCATCCGAACGACAAGGGCTACGCCACCATCGCCCACCACGTCATCCAGGCATTGCTGGGTGGCCCCACCGCCATCAGCACGCCACGCGTGCAACTCGGCAGCTACAACAACAGCAAGTCCGGCAGCATGAGCATCAGCATCGACGACGGCATCGTCACCCTGTGCGGCGACATGGGCAGCACCGGCAACGTGTATGTGGGCTGGGACTTCGCGCAACTGCCCGCGCAGGCGCGGCCCGCCACCACCAGGTTCGCGAACGGCTGGACCGCGCATGGCGGCAGCATGGCACTCGTCAAGATCAGCACAGACGGAAAATGCACCATCAACAACCTGTACGGCGCGGCCGGCACCGGCGTGGGAATCACCGGAATCAGCTGGCCTGTCGGAAGATAAGGGAAGGAAACACATATGCAGGAAACGGAAATCACGGCCCTGGCCGTCGTCGGTATCCTCATCATCATCGATTACATCACGGGACTCGTCAAGGCAGCCATGCAGCACGACATCAGCAGCACGAAGATGAGGGAAGGCCTCTACCACAAGGGCGCGTTCGTGTTGATCATGGTCCTCGCCGAGATCCTGGAACACGCGCAGCGGGTCATCGACCTCGGATACACGCTGCCCATCGTCATCCCCGCAGCCGTGTACGTCATCCTGACCGAGACGACCAGCATCCTGGAGAACCTGGGCGAAATCAACCCCGAACTCAAGGCCTCCAAATTGCTCCAGCTGTTCCGCACACAGGAAGAGAACAAAGACCAGTGAGCGTCATACGCGAGGACATCGTCAACCAAGGCCACGGGCCACTGTCACCGTCCTATTTCTGCGTGCACAGCACCGCAAACCCGGGAGCCACCGCACGCAACCACCGCGACCTATGGGCCCGCGACTACATCTATGCCGTGCACCTTGTGAGCGACTGGACCGAGGCGATCCACACCGTGCCCTACGACCGCCTCTGCTACCAGGTCGGCAACGGGAACCGGTACGTGGAAGGGCTGGAGATCTGCGAAGCCACCAACGCGCAGGACTTCCAACACGGCATCGAGATAGCCGCATTGGTGGTCCGTGAACGACTCGCAGCGCACGGGTGGGGAATCGACCGGCTCATCTGCCACGACGAAGCAACGAAACGATGGGGCGGCAGCGACCACACCGACCCGATACCCTACTTCTCCCGCTGGGGTTACAGCTGGGAGCGATTCAAACAACTAGTCAAGGAAGGAGACACGGGAGTGTCAGCACAGGACCTATACGAGACCAAGGGAAACGACGGGCGCAACCTGTTCGACGGCATCATCCAGACCCGAAACGAACTCAAGGACCGCGCCACAGACGCACTCATCCAGACCAAAGGCAACGACGGGCGTAACATCCTGGACAGCGTCATCCAAGCCCGCTACGACATCGCCGAGCTGAAGACCATGCTTACTGCCCAGAACGCAGCAATCGAAGCATTGAGCAAGGCCGTTGGGGCCAACCCCGGCGACATCGCCGCAAGCGTGGAGAAGGCCGTCAAGGCCAAGCTAGACGCCCTCGAAATCAATGTGACGGCCAAGTAGTCGATTACGTAAGCCTGATGGCCGCCGTGGCTTCTCTCAGACGGCCGTCGGGCATGGCCACGTAATGCTCCGTGGTCTCAACCGACTCATGCCCCAACAGTTCCGCGACCACGAACAGATCGTGTGTGGCGGCGTATGCCGTGGTGGCGAACCGGTGGCGCAACGTGTGCGCGGCGTATCCGTCCGGCAGCAGATGACTGATGTGGTCCCCGATATAGGACTCCTCCACATGGCCGACGAACCGGCCAGGGAATAGGTAGCCCCGAGCGTCCATGATGATGTCGGCCAGGTCATCCGGCAGCGGCACGACGCGCTGTTTGTCTCCCTTGCCGCGCACGATCAACGAATGGCCGATACTGTCTGCCACCACGTCATCGCTGTGCACGGCGGCTATCTCGCCACGTCTCAGCCCGCACTCCGCGCCGAGACGGATCATGAGCCGTTCCGACGGCGTGGCCATCTCCATCGCCGCGCGAATGTATTTGTCTGGGCATGGCCGCGGATGCGCGCGCGGCTTCTTCACTCGCGGCACGTCCAGACTCGGATCATCCGACCGTCTGCCGCTTTTATGCAGCCATCGGAAGAACGACGATATGGTGTTCCTGTATGCTTTGCGCGTCTCTGGTTTCCATTGCTGCCGTGCGAACGCCTGCACGATCTGCTCCGTGGTCACGTCTT